CCCCCAGAGCAGGGAGCGCGGATAGCCAAGGGCATGGTGTGCCTGCTTCACTATCATCAATTTCACTATCATCGCGAGCGTAGCGAGCGGTGTGCGCGAACCACGAACCGAGGATCACGAATCATGACTCGTCAAGATATATCAAGAAACATCAAGCTATACACCTTAATCAGCCTGTCAAAAATCTTTGAGCTCGCAGGTAAGTTCTGCCTGAAAGCCAACACATTCTTCTTCAAGTGCGATATCTGGTGCACAGCCAAATCAGCAAAATACAGGAGAGTATTCATATGACTGACTACTACCAAGAATTCCCGTTCAACGAACTACGCACCCCGACCGGTGACTACTACAGCAACCGCTTTGAAATGGAGTTAGCAGGTTTTGAAGCAACCCAGATGTGGTCAGTTGTCGAATCCGACGGCCAATACTCGTTCGGACCGCCACACCACATCGTCAACCTACTCGGGTACATCGCAACCGCCGAGCATCACGACGGCAACACTTACTACCACGAGCCAAAAGAGGACCACAGCTGATGTATTACATAACTCAACCTGACAGCAGCTTCGCTTATATGGAAAAGACCTTGGGTAAGTTTGCAGCCAAGCAAGCACGTTTCGCCCCTGACGGCACTGAGTACAGCGTTTATCGCAGCAAAGCAGCGTACCGAGAAGGTTTCGACTTCACCAGTTATGAGCTGCGTGACGGCAAACTCAAAAAATCCAAAGCCCAACCCATCGTAGAACTTAACCGATTACTCCTTGGAGGCTAATCATGCGCTTCGTCACATACAAACACGACCTAGACCTGGTCAAACAAGCCATCGCGTCACTGCACGTCGATCTCAAAGACAACCAGGTACATGAAGTTGCAGACCTTTTGCAATATGTACCAACAGAAATCCTCAAGTCCTACATCATCGATGCGGATCTTCAAGAATTCTGGGAGGACAAACGATCTTGAGAGCCGTGTATCGATACACCATCACAGACAGAGCAATTGCATTACTTAACGGCGGCTATCGTGAAGACGAAGTCGTCTCCAACTTAACTGTCGAGTTCACCTTCGACGAATTCCAACTCGAAGACTTACCCAAGCTAGTAAGTCTTATCAACCAGAAAAGGATCAAAGCCAATGACAAGCAAGGAAGCTCATAACATCCGAACGCAGCTGTATGTGTCATCGCAGCTAATCGCAAACCTGTATGACGACTGCCCAGAGTCCATCTGCATCAATCTAGCCGCCGACAAAATCGACGACGTTATAAACCTAACAAACATGTTCCTAGACGGAATGATCTTCGACGACGACAAACAGAGTATCAGCCGATGAACCATAACTACATAGTTACTTGGCGCATCGAGCTTACCGCTGCAACACCTCGCGAAGCAGCTAAACAAGCCCGTGAAATGCAACTCGATCCAGAAAGTACTGCCACTGTTTTCGAAATAGCCATCGACGTAGATGTTAATGAGGACTAACCATGATGCCTTACCCCTTTGATTGCCCCAAGTGCGGCCAGCGCTATTGGGAAGAGCAATCAGTGGTCTACAACAAAGACTACGACGACACTATTTGCTGGCAATGTGACGAGGAACACGAATCATGAACAACGAATCACGCACCATCAAGACTGAGCATGACGTTATGGTCACTCTGCTTTCTTACTTACATCACCACTATTTAAAAGTCAGTGAGACAGACGAAGCCCACGTAACCATATCTGTTGACCCCGTAGAACTAACGCAATGCATCGCTGTGCTAGCACGCGCCCAAACAATGAGGAGCATCCAGCCATGATTTATCCAGTCCCAGACATTAACGTAGGGCTTAGCCTAAGTCCGCTTGAACTAAATTTCCTGCAAGTTGCAGTCGATCACCTTATCGACGTGCAACGCGACGTAATTAAAGACTGCGCTAACCAATCCGAAGACTTAGACATAGAGCCTATCTACGAAGCAATTGAACGATTGCGCGCAGGTGTAGACCTCAAGCACTCGCTGGAGATATTTAACCCATGAGCAATAAAGACCAGGCGAGCAACGGTGCAGCAATGACCTTCGACCAAATAGGTAAAGAAATAGGTCTCACCCGCAACGGAGCAAAACACGTCTACATGCAAGCACTCAAGAAACTAGAAGGAGACAAACGCCTACAAGACTACGCTGACCACGAACCCCGAACCGAGGACAAAGAACCATGAGCCGCATGCCATGCAGCATCACCGACGACCCATACAACGACTACTCAGACTACATCGAACAGAAAGGTGTCTACAAACCATACGTCGAACCAGACCCAGACGAGGCTTACGAAGAACAACGCCAGAAGGAGCTCGATGAATCAACCAAATCTGACTGATGAGCAAATCATAGATTTGTTCGACACACACCCAAACCTATTTCTCAGTGAAATAGCCACGTTAACCGGCAAAACAGTGCCCGAACTCAAGAAAATATTATTAGGGAGCAACAAATGGAATTAGTAGCACTTAACCAGTTCACTGGATCTCAAACTTTCACTCGCTGGACGCCAATCTCCAACAGTGTACTCACCGAAGGTGCATTATACGTAGCTGATCAAGCAGGTGCGTACTGGCTGTTCGACGCCATCCAAAGCCATCTTGACGAAACAAAAGCTGACTGGGCTCAAACAGTTCTTACTGTAAACGACGACGACAGCGCCGAGTTAGTCATGACAAATGGCAACAACGACCCACTCAGCTCGCAAAAAGTCCCGTTCACCGACTTCCCACAGAAACAAATCACGATTTGGTCGGTACGCAACGAGCTCAATGCTCACACCCACATGCTGCCATCGGAGTACTAATTATGGACAGTACGACACATAAAACCATTGCAGTAACAGCTGTCATGGAAACAGACCTCGTCACGTATATAAATGTTCCTATAAATGTTAACGATGACGACCTCTGGACATTTATACGCGATGGAAACATCGACGGTGGAGACATGGCAGAAGCTGGCAGCGGTGACTGGCGTTGGCAACAGCCCTACGAAACTGATTTCAGTGACTTGCATGATGACTATTCAAAGGAAGTTAAAAATTATGACTGACACAACCGTTCTACTTCAACCCGTGGGAATCGTCCACACACCCAAAGATCTAAACGAACTTGAATCCTATATCAATAAGTTCAGCAGCGGAGAACGTATGGTTGCCTTCACCTGCGCCTACATGGCCTGGAACTTAGCCGCCAAACTTACCAACCCAGAAGGGAGGTCAGCTAATGACTGACATATATGCAAATGAGTTCATGGAAGCGTTCGCCCGACTAATCAAGGAAACAACCGCAGAGGCACTGCTGATACACGACACTAAGCTCGAAGATCGAATCGATGACCTCGAATCGCAAGCCTCGGACCACGACGATCGCATCGAAGTCATCGATGGAGCTTTCACCGACGTAGAAGAGCACGGCGAACGTCTCGACAATATTGAGCTATTTGAAGAGCGGATCGAAACGCTAGAAAACCAACTGCGACAAATAACTGATCTCGATAAACTTGTAGAAAGAAAAATTCAAGAAATGATCAGTCAGAATCGCCTCAAACTCTACGTTGCATCGCCACCGCCGCAATAGTAGTTGAACTAATATATTAGAATTAGTACTATTTCGCTGACTTAGGAGAGTACAATGACTATAAACAAAGCGACACCCCAGGAATGGGACCGAGTACGAATAAAAGTAAACCCTGATTATGTCGACCCATACGACATCCAACCTAACGACCCAGTTAACAGCCCTAGCCACTATAACTCTGGCGACATTGAGTGCATTGATGCAATCGAAGCATCTATGTCACCCGAAGCATTCAAAGGGTATCTCAAAGGCAACGTAGAAAAGTACGTGTGGCGCATGTCTTACAAAGGCAAGCCGGTAGAAGATCTACGCAAAGCACGTTTCTACCTCGACCGACTCATCTCGACAGAACTAGGCGAGCCGTCAGTGAAAAAGTCATGACCACACCCTTCACTGATGTAGATGCAGCAGTTGAAGAAGGTCATTTCATACAAAACACACTAAACAAGACCGCGTACCTAGTATGTGACGTTCACCGTGATATCTATGTACTTACTGAGGATCAGTACGCCCATAAAAAGTGGGCTGATCACACAGTACTAGAGATATTTCATCCAGGAGGATGCAATGGAGACGAAAGAGTACCTCGATAGCCTGTCTAGCCTCAAAGACGACCAAATACACCCCGAGTTCCATACCTTTACTACTGTATGGATGAAGTCGCGAATGCCCGAACGATATGCAGAGCTCATGTCTCAATACCGAGCCATTGAAGGCGAAATCTACGCGCAATACCAATGCGACGATGCTAATTCACCGGAGATACCATTCTAATGTTAGTTACCCTGGACTTTGAGACGTACTTCGACACCAAAGTGTCGTTGTCAAAGCTAACGACTATGGACTATGTCCGACACGAGAAATTCAAAGTGTGGGGCGTAGGCATCAAAATTGATGACGGACCCACTGAATGGTTTGGTGAAGACGAAGCAGAAGTCGCCATCAGCGAGATTGACTGGAGACAAGCGACAGTCATCTGCCACAACACACCATTCGATGGTTATATTTTAACCAGGTACTACCGCGTCACCCCCGCGTACTACATTGACACCGCAGCAATGAGCCGTGGCTTATTCCCTGGTCAATCAGCTCGTCTCAAAGACTGTGCAATCCGTTGCTTTCCAGACGACGAAACTATGCGCAAAGGTGACGAGCTCATCGATGCTAAAGGTATCTATGATCTTGACCCCGAAACTGAGCAAGCCCTGGGAGGCTACTGCATCCAGGACGTTGACCTCACCTGGGCGCTATACCAGCAGATGATTGATCAGATGCCCCAATCAGAAATGGACATCATCGATCTAACCTGTCGTATGTTCTGCGAACCAAAGCTGACCGTGGACCTCGATTCACTCATCGCGTTCCGTGATGATCAGATCGCAGCTAGTGAAAAAGCGATCAATGATGCAGGTATTGATCGGAAAATCCTCAGTTCTAATCAGCAGTTTGCTGAGTATATAAAGACTGACCTGGGCCTGGTGCCACCCACTAAGCGCAGCCCAACCACAGGCAAAGACATTCCTGCCCTTGGTAAAAACGACAAGGCATTCACCCAAATGCAGAGAATGTACCCAGAACACGAACCTATCTGGGCAGCACGCAAAGCAGTTAAGAGTCGAATCAACGAGACTAGAGCTCAACGCTTCATCGATGCAGCTCACGACGACGGCACCATCTCAGTCCCGCTGCGCTATTACGCTGCACACACCGGACGGTTTGGTGGGACAGAAAAAATCAACATGCAGAACATGCCTCGCAACTCCCCACTACGCAAAGCACTGTATGCACCCAAAGGTCAGCTCGTATTCGTAGCTGACTTATCAAACATTGAAGCACGTATGCTTGCCTGGCTTGCAGATGAAGATGACTTACTCGAGCAGTTCCGCAACGGCGACGACATCTACAGCAACCTGGCAACAAAAATCTATGGCAGACCCATCAATAAGACAGATGACCCAACAGAACGATTCGTTGGTAAGACAGCTGTCCTTGGTCTTGGGTATGGCATGGGTGCAGCAAAGTTCCAATCAACCCTGGAAGCGGGTGCGATGGGACCACCAATGAAGTTCACCACTGAAGAAGCCTTTGACGTAGTCAATACATACCGCAGTACGTATTCAGGTGTACAACTTCTTTGGAGCAAGCTCGAGCTTAAATTAGCTAACACTATTAACCCAAGTTACGACGAGCACTGGCATGGCCTCCGTTTCCACCGCGGCAAGATTCATCTGCCCAACGGTATGGCTCTGCACTACAACAACCTCCGGTACGAGGGAGGTCAGCTTACCTACGACTCACGAGCAACGGAGTCTACATGGGGTGGGCGCATCACAGAAAATGTGGTGCAAGCGCTATCTAGGATCATCGTCACAGATTCTATGTTGCGTATACAACAAGACGCATCTCTTGATGCACAAGTCGTTCTGACTGTCCACGATGAAATCGTATTAATTAGCCAAGCTAATAACCCCGATGCTACAATGGGAAAGCTTATAGCACACATGTGCCAACCGCCTTCGTGGGCAAAAGATATACCCCTCGACGCGGAGGGTGGTTATGACTTTAGTTACAGTAAATGACATCAATGCCGCGACTAGTACTAACAAGGAAACTCAACGAGAAAATCATCCTTCATGATGATGACGGTGTTCTTGCTGAAGTAAAGATATCAAAAGTCGATAGGAATCAGGTCCGTCTTACATTTGAAGCGGACGAAAGCATCAAAATTGATCGACAAGAAATATTTAATAAGAACGCCGATCCTACTAAATAGATATTAGTCATGCTAATATAAGCTGCTCTGTAGGAGGAGCCATGCACTTAACTTTTTTAGAGGCCGCCAACGGACAGCGGCTCAGCAAACGTCACTGTCCTAAAAACGGATTCACCCCTTATCCACATGTAAAAAGCGTAACATCACACCAATACGACATCCCAACAGACGGAACTGGGTTGTCAATGCTAGAAAAACTTATTCGCGATCACGGTAAACAAGGCCACTGCCTTCTTAAAGGTAACCTCAAAAGACCCATACAAAACGAATCGCGAGCTGGTAAGACAGATCGAATTGGCTACTCAAATCTTTTAGTACTTGATATTGATGGCATCGTAATCCCTGGTCATACCAATCCTAAAACCTTTACAGACAAAGATGTCAGCACATTAGCGAAAGCTGTGATGCGTGAGCTGCCACCTCAAGTGCAAGACTGTAGCTTCATAGCACAAGCATCAGCCAGTCTAGGTTTAAAAGGCGACAAAGTTTCCCTACACATCTTCATCCTGTTATCACATGCAATGCCTGCAAAAGCAGTCAAGCTGTGGTTACAAGACAGTAATTTTGAGTCTCAGCTGTTTTCATCGCAGTTAGAGCTGTCCAGTAACGGACACTCTTTAAAGTATCCTCTGGATGCTAGCGTAGCTGACAACTCAAAGCTCATCTTCATTGCGCCTCCTACCTTTGAAGACGGAACCCACGATCCGTTCAGATCTAGTTCTGAGCGGATCGTGCGCGTTTCGGGTATATCGGAGACGCTAGATCTTGCTGGATTAATGGCTGACATCAGTCCAGAAGTAGTCCATCAGAAGAGCAATGTATATAAAAACAAACTGCGTGTAGCCCGTGGCTTCAACGCTAAGAAAGAACGGTTGACCATCGCCACTGTAGACAACAAGTCAGAAGAAATACTGACTAACCCTGACCGCATGTCAATACAGATCACAGACGATACCAACCCACCGTACATACGTTGCAACGTCAATGGTGGGGACAGCAATGCCTACTACTTTAAGATTGAAGACCCCACCTACATGTACAACTTTAAGGGTGAGCCGATCTGGTCAATAGAGCAGGCAGACCCTGACTTCTACAAGTCTTTGTTTGATCACTACCAAGAAGAAATGGAGAAAGAAGGTCGAGCTAATTTCCCTGTAGCTATGCGTGACTTCTATACAGACACCTACTACAACGGAGTATTCGACCCAAACTTAAACCAATTCAGTAACGAGTTCCCACTAATGCCTTGTTCATCAGCAAGTATCGAAGGCTTCATGCGATCGCATGGTCGTAGCAAGCCTGACTATATACCTGATGCACGGGTTGTATTCGATCCTGCCTCAGACGATGCAGCAGTAAACCTGGCTAACGTGCCATACCACATCAACATGTTCCGTAAGACAGAGTACATGCTGTCGAACCGTGAGCACGAACCGCTAAGCATGGGTGACTCAGCAAAGATCGCGGACTCTTGCCCGCTGATCTACAAACTCATGACTCACATTCTTGGTGGGCAGAACCTTGAGGTTGAGCACTTTACTAACTGGCTGGCATACATCTTCCAGACCAAGCGCAAAGCAATGACTGCTTGGGTTCTACAAGGTGTACCAGGCACAGGTAAAGGTATCTTCTACACCAAGGTACTCAGACCATTGTTTGGTAACGAGCATGTACCAATGCGTGCGTTACAAAACATAGAAGAGCAGTTCAACTTGTACATGCGCCAGGCATTGTTCCTGGTGGTCGATGAGTTTCATATGGCTTCAGCCAACGCTGGCACTATGAAGATTGCGGACAAACTCAAGAACGCGATCACTGAAAACACAATGACTATTCGTGCAATGCGCTCTAACCAGGTAGAAATGCCTAACTACACAAACTTTATCTTCCTTACCAACCGTATGGATGCTGTAAAGATTGAAGAGGGCGATCGTCGTTACAACATCGCACCTCGCCAAGAACAAAAGCTCGAGCATGTGTATCCAGAAGTTATTGATGGCATCGATGACATCAGCACTGAGCTACACAAGTTTGCTGCGCTACTGCGTAACTACAAAGTCAACAAGCAGCTCGTTCGTACACCTATTGCTAACAACGCCAAAGCACAGATGGCTCAAGTCACTATGTCTGTAATGGAAGAGTTCTTTGCAGCAGTACGACACGGCAAGCTTAGTGTGTTCCTAGATATATTAGACATCAGTGTGACTAACGTCATGCAGGGTCAAGAGATTACTACTGCACAACGCTTCGTTAAACAGTGGGTAGCAGAGTCACAATGGCCACACTCAGTCATTCCAATGGAGCACCTCCGTGTTGTGTACGGTGTACTAACCGATGACCGCTTGTCTCAACGCGAGTTCCAAAAGAAAGCAGCACGCTGTGGTGTTAGTAAAGAACGTAAGCGTGTACATGGTGCCTCAAGACACGCAAATACAGTAATGGGTGTAGTAACGACTTGGAAATTAGAAGCTGACATTTTCAACGAAGTTACTGACAAGTACTTCGACGACAAAGACCGCAAGCTGCTAGCCGTCAGCTAAAATAATAGCTATACTAATATCTCTACTTATCACTACTAGGAAAGTAAATGATTAAGTTGACACAAGCTACACGACCTGACGATGTAGTCGACTTCGAAAAACCAGAAAAACTAGGCGACGTTAGAGCCTGGAGCTACTCAGCTCTCAAGGTCTACGAAGAGTGCCCTTATCGTACCTACATAGGTCGCGTTAAGGGCGTCAAAGAACCTAGTGGCCCTGCTGCAGACCGCGGCACCGAGATCCACCAATACGCTGAAGACTATGTCAACGGCACTATGGGTGAGATGCACGACACCCTTCATAAATTCAAAGATGACTTTGAAGAACTGCGGCAGCTTTTCATCGAAGCAAAAGTAGAACTAGAAGGTGAGTGGGGCTTTGACCTGGACTGGGCACCAGTCGGTTGGATGCAGAAAGAAACCTGGGCTCGTATCAAACTCGATGCCCTGGTCCAAGAAGACGACACCTCTGCACGCGTCATCGACTACAAGACCGGTAAGAAGTGGGGTAACGAAATAGCCCACGGTCAACAAGGTCTGCTCTATGCAATCGGTACGTTCTTCAGATACCCACACTTGCAGTTTGTGCAGGTTGAGTTCTGGTATCTCGATAAAGGTGAGACAACCAAGAAGACGTACACACGCGACCAGGCAATGGTATTTGCACCAGGCTTTCATCGTCGTGCAATCAAGATGACTACCGAAACAGACTTTGATCCAACACCCAGCAAAGACAGTTGCAGGTGGTGTTCGTTCCGTAAAGGTGACGAGCCCGAATGCACCTGGGGTGTCGGCTAACTAATTCACAGCTCCCCCTGTGTAGTTGCCCCACCTAGGTGGGGCTTTTTTATTCCCGATCGGAATTCAAATGATCCTCACGAAACATGAAACATGAAGAGAGAATCCCTATGAAACTATTCAAGACCCTATGCAGCAATGCGCTTATGTTCATCGTAAGTGTACTTGCTGTCTTACTTACCCTATCTGTCCTCGGACAAGCCCTCGCTCTCGGTTTCTACGCGCTGCTGCTCACTGCAGTCGTGGGCCTTGTTGCGTTCTTATATTTCAGGAGACCTACGTGATTCAAGCAGTACTCACTTTACTCAGCCTTTACGAAACACTTTTTCTAATCGCAGCCATTATTGGAGTTACCTATGATTTTTGCAGGTCTACTTTCGGCGCTCGGCTTACTGTTCCTAATCTTTAAGTTCGGCATACGCCGCGTCATTGCCTACGACATACCTATCGACATCACCGTTACAGCTTTTCTCATGTACGCATTCGCCGGTACATACAGCGGCATGATTGCTGCAATGGTCGGCGGTCTTATTGTCTCCGTCACCTTGTTCATCATGAAACGCACCATGCGTCGCGAAGAACTACAACTTGTCAAAACCTCAAACTTTCCATATCGCGCCGTGCGCTGGATAGGAGTCCAACCATGATTGATTACAAAGAGCTGCTTTGCGGCCACTTAAAGGAGATGTACGGAAATGCAGATGTTCTACAAACGCGACGGGTGGCTAGTCGAATACAAGCTCGTTACAGACCCAGCGGAAGCGATGTACTGGACTACACACCGTTTGAAGAAATCAGAGATCAGGATTATGACGCAGTGCGATCGCGCAACAGCAGCTCAACTCAGACAGGAGATACTCGATGACATCCTCAGTAGAGAACCTAATCCCACTAAAAGAAAAGCGGCCAGCTAAGCTGCTCAGCAGAGACAGCAACACTAAGCTCATCAAGACTGCTAAGAACCAACCCGTTGTCTTGGCGGGTCTGTCGATGATGCCAACGCCTGAGCTGTGTCCTTCATCTAAAATTGCTAAATGCTTTGATCCCTGCCTCAAGCATAGTGGGCTCGCCCAGGTGTACAGGAGCATCAATGACGCACGTCAGCGCAAAACGGATTACTTTTTGCAGCAGACAGATGAATTTATCAGCCACCTCAACAGAGAGCTTACTAACCTCAGTGCCTACGCTGCTAAACACAGCAAGCGCGCAGTTGTTCGACTCAACGTTCTGTCAGATGTAGCCTGGGAAAACTATGGTGTTATCCAGAACTTCCCTGACATTTTGTTCTATGACTACACCAAACGCGCTGCCCGTCTAAGCAAAACACCGAGCAACTACCATCTCATGTTTAGCTACAGCGGCGCTCCTAAGTACCAAACCCAAGTCAACATGGCGCTAAAAACTGACGTACCCATCACTGTAGTCTTTAGGAATGGACTGCCCTCTAAGTTCCTGGGACGTGATGTTATAGATGGCGACAAATCTGACCTGGATAACTTAAAAGCCCGAAACAAAATTGTAGGGCTGCGCGTCAAAGGCAACGAAGCTAAACAATCAGACAGTCCGTTTATCGTAGATTCGCAGACGTGTCCTGTTCCACTATTACTTGCTGCTTAATACATCCATTTGCCCCGATATATTAGCTATGCTAATATACTAAACCATCAATGAGTGATGACTATGTACGAACCTTTCGAGCATCAAAAGATCACGACGGACTTCATTCTCGCCAACCCTCGTTGCCTCATCACATCTGACCCAGGCACAGGCAAGACACGATCCGTACTAGACGCGATCGTGGGCCGCGAATCACGAACCTTAGTTCTCGCACCGTTGTCCATCCTCGAAGCATCATGGGGAGATGACATCGACAAGTTCACTCCTAACCTTACGTACGCAGTTGCGTACGCTAAGAATCGTGAGAAAGCATTCGCTGGTACAGAAAACGTAGTCATCACTAATCATGACGCAGTCAAATGGCTCGCTAAAAATCTTCATGTACTTGCCGACTTCGATACCCTGGTCATTGACGAGTTCACTGCATTCAAGAACCAAAGCAGTCAGCGCAGCAAAGCATGCAAGAAGATCGCAGAAGCATTCACACATCGCATTGCTATGTCTGGCACACCCAACAGCAACGGTATCCTCGACGTGTGGCACCCAACGCTAATCGTAGACGACGGACAACGTCTCGGGCATCGCTTCTATAGCTTCCGCTCGTCTGTCTGTACACCGCGTTTCAATGGCTTTGCCAACGAGTGGGTACAAAAAGATGACTCCGAAGAAGTAGTAGCTGCTGCGCTCAGTGACATCAACATACGCTTCGAGCTAACCGAATGTATCGACATGCCACCGCAAAGCGTACAGACCATGTACGTATCGCTGCCTAAGAAAATCATGCAGCAGTACCAGCAGCTTAGCGAAGACTCTGTGTTGTACACCGGAGAAGCAACCATCAACGCTGTGCACGCTGGCAGTAAAGTCAAGAAGCTACTTCAGTTGTGTACCGGCGCTGTCTATGACGAGAACGGTGACACACAACGCATTCACAAAGAACGGTATGACATCGTCATGCAGCTCGTTGCCGAACGTGCGCAGTCACTTGTTGCATTCAACTGGAAACACGAGCAGCGGTACATGGTTGAGCTAGCAGACAAGATGGGTATCAAGCACGCAACGATTGACGGCAGTACAGCAGCACACAAACGCAAAGAGATTGTTGACCGGCTACAAGCGGGGCAGCTACAGGTTGTGTTCTGTCACCCACAGTCAGCAGGTCACGGCTTGACCATGACCAAAGCAAAGACAGTCATATGGGCGTCGCCTACATACAACGCAGAACATTATCAGCAGTTCAACCGTCGCATCTATCGAGCCGGTCAAACTGAAAAGACTGAGGTCATACAGATCGCCGCACGCAACACCTGGGAACCAGAAGTGTATGAGAAGTTGCAAGGCAAGGTCGATCGTATGGACCAGTTACTCGGAATACTAAACAAACTAAAGCAAGCAGCCTAAACCCACCAAGAGAAAACTACTATGACTATAAATGAACTTATTGAACTCAGAGCAACTGTCAAAGATGACATTGCTGACCTCAACGCCCAACTCAAGGTGTTGAACAAATCTAAAGAAGAGCTTGATTGGCAGCTCTTGAACCAATTGGACGAGCAGGGTTTGTCACGTACCGCTAATGACAAAGCCAGCGTGTCCATTAACCAAGATACTGTACCTGACGTGACTGACTGGGACGCTCTTTATGAGCACATCAACAGCACTAAAGACTACAGCCTCTTGCAAAGACGGGTCTCGTCGACTGCATACAAAGAACTTCTAAAGCTTGGAGAAGAAGTCCCTGGTCTGCAGCCCCGTGAAATTCGACGCATTAACTTTCGATCCCTTTAAACCTAAACATGAATCATGAATCACGAAGAGAATATATATTATGCCTAAATCAGCAGTAGCAGTAGCAACCAGCCTCGTAGCATCCACTGACACTTTGCCAGCGCACCTCAAAGCTGTACAAGGTTCCGGTCGAGGCAACGAAAACGTAGGTCAGAACGTCACGATTCCTCGTGTCAAACTCCTGCAGAAAATGTCTAACGAAGTCGACAAGCACCACGCGGCTTATGTTGAAGGCTGTGAGCCAGGTCACCTGGTCAACACGCTGAACAATCATAACTACGGTAATGATTTGTACTGCATCTCACTCACCTTCAAGCTTGAGTACGTTGTATGGCGTCAACTAGACGCAGGCGGCGGTTACGGTGGTGCATTCAGCTCAATGGCTGACGCAGAAGCCTACGTCAATCAGCAAGACAAGCCTTCCGAGTGGGACATCAACGAGACTCATGCTCACGTCCTTCTTATCAAAGATCCTGAGACAGGTGAGCTCGAGCGTTCACCAGCGATTATGGATTTCGCTAGCTCCAAGCTGCGTGTATCCAAAGCATGGAACTCTCAGATCGGTATGAAAGGCGGCGACCGTTTCGCAGGTCTTTGGAAAGTTTCTGGCGTACCTACCGAAAACAAGATGGGCAAGGCATTTATGAATTGCGAAGTCTCGTTTGTTGGCTGGGCTCAGGAAGAAGACTACAAGGTAGCTGAGTCGCTGTACGAACAGTACAGCTAACTAGATAGGTCAAGGGCGAGAGTGGTCGTCCTATAGTACCGGCTTGGCCCACCGTAGACCGAAACGGGCTCCTTATTTATGAACGAGCACAGCTTCATCCGAAGCATACATAGGTTCCTTTCTCCTGACGTATACGCGTGGAAAATACACGATAAGTTTGCAGGGGGCGTACCTGACGCTTGTTACATTGGACCTGCAGGGCTGTTATTTGTGGAATACAAATACGTCAAGTCCCTACCTAAACGAGATGACACTCTAATACGTCACTCGCTATCTGAATTACAACTTCAATGGTTAAACCGTGTCAGTGGCCCAGCTACTGCTGCTCTAATTATTGGTGTAGAAAATACGGCGCTAATAATACCTAGTGACTTTTCAGCTAATATTAGTAAGATGAACTATATAGAAGAAAGTATATCGCGACGAGAAGTCGCAGATTGGATATATTCAATAACGCACTCAGGACGAGCAGATGAAAAAGGAACTCCCTCTGGCGGTAAAAAACCTACGTAAAATTTGGGAAATAAAAAAAGTAGAAATGCAGTTTACTCAAGTTAAAGCGGCCAAAGAACTAGGATGGTCGCAAGGCGCAATCTCGCATTACTTAAACAACATTACTGATCTACGAGCACCAGCCGTGATTAAGTTTGCTAATTTTCTCGGGGTAGACCCCTTAGAAATTGATCCAGACATCACTGAATGGCTACCACATGTTCGAACACGAATAGTAAAGTACGACGTACAAGATTTAACAAAAGTCGTCGACATCAAAATTTACGACACAGATCCAGCTTCTGCTTTCTGGGTAAAAACCCATCCCACTGCATTTGCGTACTTAGACGATTATGTTAACGAATCGACAGACTTCGAACATTATGTTGACGCTGAGTGGTTTACAAAAGTTTGCCCAGTTAAAGACTTTCCAAAAGCAAAAGCTTTTCTTATTCAGCTTAAAGGAGAAAAAAGCGCGCGAGTTTATCGAGGGAATAACTTGCCGCCTGCAAACAAGATGTCAAAAAAATATGCAGTGTTAGAGACAGAGATAAGCAATAGTATTACTAATATTACTTGAAGTATTATTTTAACTTTAATAGACTCTATTCTGTTAAGCAATGTAACGTTTTCCTTACATTCAACACCCCCCCAGACATAGGAAGTCAAAAAAGATGTTAGAGGTTCTAATCAACCAGTACGGCCCGTTTATGGATTTAGCCGATCTTGCTGACTTACTTAAAATCAAAAGAGAGTCCCTGTATCAACAAATCTACAGAGATGGTTTAAACATTCCACACGTAAAGCACGGGAAAAAATATCTTTTCCCTACACCTGAAGTTGCCAACTACTTTACATCCCAGCTAGATCTTCAGCGCGAAGGTTCACGTACCTAGAAAGCTGATCCAAGGTGCGGTGTCCAGACACGACCCGCACTTGTTCAACCCTCATCCCTCGCTCAAACATACGACTAATTGCTTCATGACGTAAGTCGTGGAACCTCAAGTCGTCTATTCCTAGTTTCGCCGTCATCCTGGCAAACTTGTCTGAAATTGATGCTGCTCGCTTTACGCTAATAAGGTTTGGCCCTTGCCCAAGTACGTTTGACGAGCGTAGCAACGCCTCTCTCACGCCTTGAAGTAGAGGTATATCGCACTTAGATTTACCCCCTTCAGCGCCTTTATCTTTCCGCATTAAGTGGATGACGCCCTTGTTTTCATCTATGTCCGACCACTTCAACGCATGAATCTCACCTTGACGCATGCCAGATTCCACTGCTAGATCTATCGCAGCACTAATCCAGTGTCCTTCTGCAGCTTTCATCAAAGTTTCGTACTCGCCTGGTTCCAATCGCCTGTCTCTTCTGACGCTACCCATAATCAACTTCTTTTTCTTAAGCTCATCGATCGCCATATCTACTACAGGCTGCTCAGTTTTTATCCTGCTGTTTGTGACGGCTTGCTTCAGATAATACATTTGAGTCTGTAGTGTGCTTGCAGCAATGGTCTCTAGCCGAAATGCAGCAAAATCCAACACGTCATCAAAAGTCAGATCGTGTATCGAGACACCGTGAAAGTATTCTTTGATTTGATTTAGCTGCCCCAGCTTGGGTCCAGCAACTTCTAGCCCAAACCTTTCATACGAGTAGACCAGGTCATCAACTATGTGCTCGATGAGCACGGACCGCGATTCACGAGCATCGATCCACGAACCGTTGTCCATGCTCATTTCTACGCGTCGTGACCACGCTGTAGCCGCTGCTTTCGTGTGGAATGTTTTAGTTTGGGGAGGGAAACCTTTCTTGCGGATCTGAGTGTGCCAGAGTCCACCGCGCTTTCTTATTGTTGCCATTGTGCCGTCCGTGTGCCTGAGACTCTCATCTTACTGAAAAATCTAGGCACATCAAGGACTTACATGTATGGCGGAGAGAGAGGGATTCTGTGCGCCGGATTGCAAATTCCCGTTCTATTTCAATAGGTTAAGTGCTACTTACTACTACTTATCCTACAGATGCTAGAATCCCTAAGTGCTTGTTTCTACTACTTAATTTAATTTACTTATATCTTGAGTGTGCCGGTGGCACACTACAGTAAGTCCTGTTTGGCTATCGCCCCTAGTGCTAAAAGAACGAACGCTATTACGTACAACATGGTGTGCCCCCTATATGAAAGAGGCGCAATTATACGGGGGGTCAGGTCATGAATCTAATGCATTAAATTCATAGAGGTTATGCAAATCGGTACGCGCCGCGGTTCTTCTTTCGGCTTACCACAGCAACATTTTTGCTGCTGTTATTCTTAGGATTTCCATCCTTATGGTGTACGTCTTTTTTGTCACCTTTCTTTACCTTCCCCTGTGCCAGAGCAGTACGACGTGCCTTGTTACGGGCAGCACGACGCTTCTTCTGAGCATCAGTCTGGTGATACTTATACTCTTCTTTATAGTCGCGTTTAGTAGCCATAGGTCTTCTTACCCTTTTTAGCTTTCTTCTTTTTCTTTGGCTTATCCTGTTGATTCAGGACACATTGCTTACCTTTACCTACGTGCATAAGTTTCTCCTTTTTAGCCTGGCGGTGTTGGCCAGGACACATCATCTAGTGACTCTATATCTTGGTTGTTTGCAGGCACATCGCGCAGTGCCTGCCTGTAAGTTACCCAATCGGCTTTATCAGAATCGGACAGCGGGCTGTCGTTAAACTGTGTCCAGTCGGATTTAGCTAACTTGTAATCACGTAACGAACGCATCTCGGCTTCTAAAGCTGCAGTATCGAGAGCCCATGCGTAATCTACCCAGTTGTAATACGGCGAGGGTCTTTCAGGTTTGTTTTTTACCCAACCGTCTCGCCAGTACCATTCATTTAGGACTGTAGTATCAGACACTTCATATTCGAAACTATGCGCTGTTTCAGTACCTACGGTTTCACCCTCGCTGAACATGTTGTCGTCCGCAGGGTGAACAATAGATAGGACTTCTCCGTTAGGTGCTACGAATGCAAATTTATTCATACAACATATCCCACCATCTCTGTTCTGTGGCCCTCCCAAACTTTTGTAAACGTCCCATTGGTATACCCCGCTTGGCCACCGACGCTTGTAGTAACGGTTTGTATCCGCGCGTTTTGGTAATCCCATCGTAGTAATCGAGAGGTGCTTGTATACTCGCGATCCGCTGCTGGTCCAAACACCTCATACCTCAATGCTCCATAACCCATAGCTAAGCCGTAAATGTCCTCAAGGTCTGTGCTATCTACACCGTTGTACCAAGTTGCTGCCCCAGTACTACTTGCTGTGACATTGTGATGTCTTGCCGCTTGAACGCGGAAAGTCGGTTTCTCAGTTGTAAAACTCAGTGTGCCATCCGATTGATAAACATTTAACCCATAGTTAGGGGGAGTTTGGCCGCTGATAAGGCCATCATTAAACTCGCTGCAGCGTTGGATAATGGCGTAGTCTGCGGCTTGCGTGGCTAACACAACGGACCCGTAAGCAAAGTTCATAAAACACCGTCGAGTCCGAACACCACTGTTGTTCGTAGTGTCGCTGTACCTAGCATACAATCTGTAATCTACGTTGGTGTTTGGGTTATGCGGCTTAGCCACAATTAAAATATCGTCTGGATAACTACTAGGGATCGTCACTGAGTTAATAGAACTCGCACCACTCGCAGCCACAGTCCCAGTGGCTAACACTTGGAAGCTCTGTGTTGTATCGTCGATTTGTGTAAACCCCGACTCGTTTTCTACCCGAATGCCATAAGTCATTATTGATTCAACTTAAATATGTTGACGCGCCACTGAATTGTGCCGTCAGTACTACTTACAATGAACTGATTGGATGATGAAATAACTTTTAAATCGTAATCGATGGGAGTCACATCAATACCCCAATCACCATTGGTAATGTCATAACCGCCACCGACAGAAACAGTAGTAGTGCTGCCAGAAGTGATACTCCCCGAATACGAAGCGTAGTGCATAACCTGCTTATCTTTTGTGTCTAATCTCGGCAGAGATGAGTTGCTCGGATGCCAGACCTGGAGCCCCATATCTGTGGAGCTACCAGACCCACCAGACCCACTTCCAGAAGACCCAGTAAACGAGCCACTAATTGTAAACTCAGCCTGCTGGTGGTTGGTGGAAGGGCCACCATACTGATGCCCGCCAGGGAGGTAGTACACGAGCACCCCGTTGCACGAATAATTTGAGCCTGATGTTGTCGGCGTGATTGTAAACGTGGCGCGGTTCTTAACACTTGTTGGTGAAATTGTGCAGTTAACCAGGGTAAATACGATATTGTTGTCTTCGTTATCCAGATAGCCTTGTTGCGTACTACCGTTAGTTTGCTGGTCAAAGTCAGCTGTTATGGTATCACCAACCGTCAAATTTTTAGTTGAAGTAGCCGTGCCACCATAGGGTAGGGCCGATGAACTAATAGTCAAATTCTCTGCATATACAGTCATTACAGGTTACCCAGTTTAATCCGTATAGCACCGTTCGAATCATAGACCTTAATAGAGTCTGATTTTATTTCCATTCGAGCACCAGACGCCGATGACTTTAGATCGATACCACTTGTTACACCCTCAATATTGATCTGAGATGCATCAATCGTCCCGCCAGAAATTCTATCTGCGGATATCGCTCCCGCGTTTATAGTATCTGCGTTTACCGACCCAATCTGAGCCGCAACAATGGAGGCATTTTTTATAAAAGCGGCATCCATGTAGACGCCAGCAGGGACGTTAACACCATTTACCGTAGTAGCAGTGGCCTGAACAACGAACGGGGTAACAGCTGCTGTTGTATCGCTACCACCACGCATGATGGCAAAGCGGTCAGCATTAACATAAAACTCGCTCGTGTTGTTGCCGGAAGCTGTAGTTGTGCTTGCTAATCCAAAACCTCCTACAGCTCCATTCGCATCAATCTTAACGGTGTACTGCGCTTCTAGTCCGTTGATACTTGATGCTTGAACTTCAACGGTAGCTTGAGTTGCCTTAAGGTCGGTGACTTCTCGTATCGAAAACCCTTGGATATCCCAATGACCAGTTGCATTGCTATAGTTATCAAGAAACTCAGGTTTGAAATACTGAACACCTGTCTGCCAATCGCTACTGTCCCAAGTAAAAACATACTCACCCCACTGATCAGTGCCCGCATATGTGGTGTTGTGATCCGAACGCAGGAAGCCAGAGGGCTTATATGGGGATCGACCACCATTGCTTGGACCTGCGGTGCCTGTGTCATTGGTGAACTGGCGGAGACTAAAGTACAAGCGACCGCTACAATTTGAAGAAGGCTTTGCCCAGAACTTAACTTCATATTTCTTGGTTGGGTCAATTGCTATGTAATTGGGCTGGCAAGGATACCCCCCTGCTCCTGCTAGACGAAGCGCTTTTACGCCAACTTTGCCATCAGTTATCGTTACTATGGATTGACCGTTTAGAGTCCACAGCTCAAACGGCTGAGCAAGATTAGCTGATTGTGCATAGCTCGTGACTCCTGACAAAGACGTTGCTGCAGAAGTCGCCGAACCTGCAGCGTTTGTAGCTGAAGTTGCAGCATTTTGAGCAAAAGTCCCAGCTCCTGACGCAGAGGTCTGTGCATTCGTAGCTGAGGTTGATGCCGTACTCGCTGACTGCCCAGCCGCTGTTTCGCTGGCTCCCGCAGTGGTGGCACTGGTTGCGGCAGCTCCAGCGCTGTTCGCCGCGTTAGTTTCGCTAGTACTCGCAGCGGTCTGACTTGCAGAAGCTGCGTTGGCTGATGTCCCTGCAGCACTTGCCTGAGTTGAAGCTGTCTGAGCGCTGGTATTCGCTGCGCTCGCACTGTTGCCCGCTGCCGTAGCTGAATTCGCAGCATTAGTTGCACTGGTCGAGGCAGAGGAGGCTGACCCTGACGCGTTCGTTTCGCTAGACGCAGCGTTGGTTTCTGCGGTTTCCGCACCACTTCTAGCTGTTTGGGCATCAATTCTGTCCGTGCTAGCTGCACTTGCGCTTTGTCCTGCAGCAGTCTGACTTGCGCTTGCTGCGTTTGCGCTGGTAAGAGCTGCACTGGCAGAGCTTGCTGCATTAGTCTCCGCGCTCTCCGCATTGGTCTCTGCCGTTTCAGCTGCGGTCTGTGCCGCAACAGCTGCTAGCCTAGAGTTCTGGCTGGCAGTAGATGATGTGCCTGCTGCAGTAGCGGATGTGGCTGCATTTGTTGCGCTAGTGGCAGCTGCACCTGCGCTGTTTCCTGCCGCTGTCGCAGAGTTAGCTGCCGTTGTGGCAGATGAAGAGGCAGTCGATGCAGATCCAGCCGCATTTGTGGCACTGGCTACGGCGTTAGTCTCTGCGGTCTCAGCGTTCGACTCGGCTGTCTCCGCAGCGAGCTGAGCCGCTTGAGAAGCAGATGCTCCCGTACCCGCTTGAGTAGCGTATGTATTTGCGTCAGTTGCGCTTGAGGCTGCAGCAGTAGCTGAGTTCCCAGAAGCTGTAGCAGAGTTAGCCGCAGCAGTAGCAGAGTTAGACGCGTTAGATGCTGATCCAGATGCATTCGTCGCACTAGTAGCACTGTTCGTCTCAGCCGTTTCTGCGTTTGCTTCGGCAGTCTCAGCGGCTATCCGAGCAGTATCCGCTGCTGTTGCACCCGTACCTGCGCTTGTAGCAAACGTCGACGCGTCAGATGCGCTTGTTGATGCGGCTGACGCGCTGTTGCCAGCAGCAGTCGCGCTATTTGCTGCTGTCGTAGCAGATGATGATGCACTTGATGCTGACCCCGCAGCGTTTGTAGCGCTCGCTGCAGCATTCGTTTCAGCGGTCTCGGCATTACTTTCAGCGGTTTCAGCGGCAAGTCTAGAATTTTGGCTTGCCGTTGAGGCTGTCCCTGCCGACGTAGCAGATGTGGCAGCATTAGTTTCGCTTGTGGCGGCGGCTGTAGCACTGTTCCCAGCTGCAGTAGCACTGTTTGCTGCAGTTGTAGCAGATGTAGACGCGGTAGATGCAGAACCCGCGGCGCTAGTAGCACTGCTTGCTGCATTTGTTTCAGCAGTCTCTGCGTTTGCCTCGGCAGTTTCCGCTGCAAGTCTGGAAGTTTCAGCAGCAGTAGCACCTGTTCCTGCGTTAGTCGCATAAGTCGCGGCGTCCGACGCACTGCTCGAGGCGGCAGAGGCGCTGTTCCCAGAAGCTGTTGCCGAATTTGCAGCGGTCGTAGCGGATGAACTGGCTGCAGAGGCAGAGCCGGAGGCATTAGTCGCGCTTGAGGC